GAAGTAGGATAGTTCTTTCTTATTCGTTGTCTTCATCTTCTTATTTGGTTTTAATGGTTGCACTTATTGCCAACTATTCTCCCCGATACCCATAGCCGTATTGAACTTGCCTAGCTTGTCAGCAAACTGCTCCATGTCATGTTCAATCTTCTTATTGGTGATACGGGCATAGATTTGCGTTGTTCGGATATTGGTATGCCCCAGCATTTTAGAGACACTTTCCATAGGAACGCCCTTACTGAGACAGAGAGTAGCAAAGGTATGCCGAGCTAGGTGGAAAGTCAAGTTTTTGCTGATACCACAAATGTCTGCAATCTCCTTCAAATACGAATTCATCTTCTGATTGCTAAGGATAGGGAAGAGCTTGCCATCTCTATATGTGTCATGGTTGTACTTAGAAATAATGGCTTTGGGAAGATCAAGGAGTAGGACATTAAATGCAATGTTAGTCTTTTTCCTTTTTGACATAACCCATTCTTTGTCATCCATAACTACTATATCCTCTGGAGTTAGGTTGCGTACATCAATGTAAGCCAAACCAGTAAAGCAAGAGAATATGAATATATCTCTTACAAGCTCCAACCGTGGCAGTCTTGTTAAATCTTTGGCAACAATAAGGGATACCTCATCTTCCGTTAAAAACCCTCTGTCAACAGGTTTCGTGTGGAATTTGATGTCAAGGAAAGGGTCATGCATGATTATGCCTCTCTTTTGTGCGAATATTGTCATTGTCTTAAGAAGTTTGAGCTTCTTCTGTGCCGTGTTATGAGCTAAATTAGCTTTCGTCTTAAGATAGAGTTCAAAGTCCATAACCACTGAGGGTGTAAACTCTAAGAGACCTATATCCTCTCGGTTGTAGGTGGATTTTAAGAATCGCACGAAGTGTGTCTTAACCACGGTGTATTTCTGCAAGCTGTCTTTACTGAGAGACTTTCCCACTTGTTGTGCTATATGGTCTAGATATCTATCTATGACTGGGAGTAAAGTAGTAAACTCCTTGTCTCTGCCAAGATATACTTGCTTTAGTCTTTCGACTGTTAAGTCCTCCTCTTCTTTCATTTTCCCAAACATCTCATATAGAGATGTGGAAAGTGAGTCTAAGGAGGCGTTAAGGGTTAGTGCTTCAGCCGTACGTCCTTTCATCCGACTGGTGGAGTTATTCCACATACTCTTCTTTACAAAGAGCTTTGTAGTGCCAAGGTTTGCCATTTCTCGATTGAGAAAAATCCTAAGCATGATTGGAGATTTCCCTTCTTTATTCTCGTAGTTAGAGCGTAGGTAGAAGGATACCTTAAACTGTCTTCTCATGTCACTTAGTTTTGTGTAGCAGAAGCACACTAATTCTGTAGCAAAATGCGCCAAAACTAATGTAGCATAACTGCCACAAAGTTCGTAAATATCTTTCTGAAAACAAGCGACTTACAGCGGTCAATTTAGTGGTCATTTGGTAGTCACTGCTACATTTTTCGGTTGCCCAAAGTTAGTGTAGCAGAAAATGTAGCAGAAAATGACCTTTTGGCGAATACCTAACACCACCTATAGGTATTCATCGGTAGTCAGTGTAAACGAGAAAAGTCGCTGTAGAAGCTGGTTCTACAACGACTTTTCCTTGATTTGAAGCCTTATTTGAATACCTTGTGGAAACTCCCAATAAGACCTCCTGCGGAAGCGGGGGAAAATGAACTTACGCCCATAACTTCCTATGTCTCACTCTCTTTATATACTCTCTAAAATCCCTGTAGCCAAATTGTAGCCAAGACGGATATTTTTGAGAGTCCGTACAGAGTACACTTACTTTGTGTTATCCGAGTTCAAAAGTACCATTTTTCTGAACAATCACCAAATTCTTGGTTTCATCACCCTTCGGAGAGTAGTATGGCTACACTGCAAGTGCACGGTGCAAGTCCCCTATATATAGAGGGATCTTGCACCGTGCACTTGCAGTCCCTTACCTCCTCTCACGAACAGATGCCTATAATGGTAATACTTTACCCAACAATAGTAATATGATATTCGTCTAAACGTCTAAACATTGGGAACTTTGCAGCGCAGCAAGTTGCTGTGGTAAACCATAAAAAGTAGCCTAATGAAAGAAACAGCTAAGCTATACATAGTCAATCCGTCTCTTGAGGATATCATTCGCAGTTCGAATAACCTCAAGTCTCAAGCTTTCATAGCTGAGATGGATGTCTCCAACTTTAGAAAATCAATGACTCTTAGTGGCGGTCAGCAATTAAGGACCTTCCTCAAAATCGCTCAAGCAGCTAAGAAAGATGTCATTTTTCTGCTGATTGATGCAGATGTTGTAGAGCCCATAACGGGACCTTTGAGCCTGCAAAACGATGTACACTATACACTGACTCAAGAACAGTTCTTCAAAGTGTTGGACAGCATCTATGGAAGCGAAAGACAATCCATTCTTAATGCTCTAGTGAGAGAAGTAGTGAACTACATGATGGGGTCCAACCTTGATCTCTCCAAGTTTATCTCTCAAGCTGAAGACTACCTTAAGTGTCTTAAAGCAGGATTACAAGACGAATCATATGGATTACAATCAGACTCAATTGGAAATACTTCAAGAGATTCAGTCTCTTAGATCTGCAATAGATAAGGTATCGGGCTTTATTGCGGAACTCAAAAGTGACTATGAAGTCCTCGAAGAGAAAATAGAGCTTAACTCTTCTGATGTAATGAGAATCCTTGGTGTTTCAAGAGCTTCATTAGCTCGCTGGCGAGAGGCGAATGCAGTTCCTTTTCGTTACGTATCAGCTAATCATGTGGTCTATCCTTTCAAAGGCCTTTACATCGCAGTGAAGACTGGTCGAGCAACATTCAAAGGCTTCAGAAGGATTGAGGCAATACAAAGACTAAATGCGTACAAAGATGGCATCATAAAGGGGTATCTAGGTGAAAATAAGCCTGAAATGTTGTTTGAGGAGCTATGAATATCAAAGAAGAAATACTTGGTCGCACGAATAGAGGCTTGGATGTATTCACCTACTATATGCCTATGGACTTTGTGCCTAAGCGGAATTTTCGCAATCCTTTTTATGAGGATAAAAGAGCTTCGTGTAACATCTACTTCGATAGCAAGAATGACTGTTACCGTATGAAGGACTTTGGGAACGAACTCTATTCTGGAGACTGCTTTTGGTTTGTAGCAATGGTTGCTGGGCTTGATGCCAGACGAGATTTTCGCAATATCCTACAGATGATAAATAGAGACTTGGGGCTAAACCTTAGAGTTGGCCAAGATTCTTCGATATCAAATATGCCCTCCAAAAGCTACAACGACAAAACGATGTCTAAAGCCACGGTTGCACCTCCTAAACGATTTGAGTTCACACCAAAGACTTTCGGACAAAGAGAACTCCTATTTTGGTCCCGTTATGGGATTACAGAAGAGGTGCTTCATCGTTTTCATGTGAAAGCATTGACTTGCTTTAAGTCAATCAATCGGGAGGGGAAACCCTACTCAATATATTCTAATGATGAGGAACCAATGTTTGGCTATGTAATGCAAGGCTTCATCAAGGTTTATCGGCCTCACAGTAGTATCCGCTTTCTCTATGGTGGGGAGAAAGTCGAAGATTACGTTTTTGGATTGGAACAACTATCTAGTAAAGGTGATGTAGTCTATATAACAGGTGGAGAAAAGGATGTGATGAGTCTTTCTGCTCATGGCTTCAATGCTATTTGCTTGAATAGTGAAACAGCCGATATACCAAAGTCTCTGATGGAACTCTTGAGTCGACGATTTAGGCATATCGTCATCCTTTATGATGTAGATGAAACGGGTATTCGGGCTTCATTTAAGGTGTTACAAACCTTTTCAGAACTGTCTATCCTTAGGCTAGAACTTCCACTAGACGGAGGAAAAGCGCAGAAAGATATATCAGACTTTTTCTCAATGGGGCGAATAGCAAAAGATCTCAAGGAGCTATTAGCCAAGGAACTGAACAAACTATATGCAAACACGCTAATGATGATGAAATCCTGTGAGATTGACTATGATAACCCACCTGAAGCTTCCCATCCCATTGTGTCCGTTAACGGTGTTCCATTAGGAACTCAAGATAACCTTTTCTGTATTACTGGCGGTGAAGGCACAGGAAAGAGCAATTACATCTCTGCTATTCTTTCAGGAGTTATAAACGAAGAAGCATTAGACCCAGAGACAACCTTAGGGCTACGGATTGCAGCCAATCCTAGGCAGTTAGCTGTTCTACACTATGACACGGAGCAATCTGAGGCTCAATTGCATAAGAATCTAGGTAGGACGCTCAAACGTGCAGGGTTAAATCGAGTCCCTCTATTCTTTCACTCATTTTACTTGGCTTCTCTTTCTCGCCAAGAACGCCTAAAGCTTATTCGGGATAGTATAGATATGCTTTATCACAAATACGGAGGTATTCAACTTGTAGTTATAGATGGGATTGCAGATTTAATCCGCTCTGCCAATGATGAGAGTGAGAGTATAGCTGTAGTAGACGAATTGTATCGTCTTGCGGGTATTTATAATACTTGTATCATCTGCGTGCTTCACTTCGTGCCAAACGGAGTGAAGCTACGTGGACACATTGGCTCTGAACTTCAACGAAAAGCAGCTGGTATCCTTTCGATTGAGACTGATGATAATCCTGAGCTTTCTGTGGTTAAAGCACTCAAGGTGAGAGACGGAAGTCCTCTAGATGTGCCAATGATGCTCTTTGGGTGGGATAAAGAGCTTGATATGTTTACTTATAGAGGTGAAAAGTCCAAAGCAGAAAAAGAAAAGCGAAAGACAGTGGACTTGATTTCAGTGGCTAAAGAAATCTTGAAAGAGCAAAAATCGATAGCTTATAGTGACTTGGTGGTCTCAGTAATGGAGGAGATGGATGTCAAGGATAGGACGGCAAAAAAATATATTGCTTATATGAGAGAACAAAATATCTTATCTCAAGATAGTATGGGTAATTATATAAAAGGCAAACTATGTCATACTTAGACTATCTTACAGAAGACCAGTGGCAAAAACATCTATTCGATAAGCTAGCGAGCGTGGAAGAAAAACTAGACCACTTACTGGTATTACGAGAGCAAGCCATAGAAACTGTTGTTAAGCCACCTCTCAAGCCTGAGTATCTTGACATCATTGATGTGTCTAGATTGCTAAAGGTTGAGCAAAAGACCATCTACAATTGGGTATGGGCGGGTAAGATCCCCTACCTTAAAGCTAATGGTCGCCTATTGTTCCTTCGTGAGGAAATCGATGAGATGCTAAAAAGAAGAGAGGAGTGGTAAACCTTAGTTTTACGCATTAACAGAAATCAGGGCGAAAAAATGAGTCAGTGAATCGTCAAGCTGACTTGAAGGAGGAATTGATAACGTTGTTTGACAAGAACAAGAAATACAATGAGGTACACAACATCATTCTTGAGAAATTGCATTAGTGGGTGGAATGTACACAGATTCTCGGATGAGCCATAAGTTTGATTTGCTCAATAATTTGAGCTACCTTTGTGGTTGGAAATATTTGAAGAATTTCCAACGTGAATATGAATGAAAAGACGCTTAGGCAGCAGATCTTATCTGCAGAAGATGACACCATCTTCTTTAGAAGTGACTTCCCACGGTATCACCCTGAGAGTGTGGGGCGAATATTGTCTGATTTGACTGATAAAGGTGTTCTCGTGCGTATTGCATCCGGAATTTACGTCAAGCCTCGTCAGAGTAAATTTGGAATGGTTATGCCTTCTATTGAACATATTGTCACCGCTATTGCGGCACGTGACAAGGCTCAGGTGCTGCCGTCAGGAGCTACAGCCCTAAATGCGCTCGGGCTTTCCACCCAAGTACCCATGTCTTATTCTTTTCTGACCACCGGAAGTGCACGCAATATGGATATCGGAAATCGAAAAGTGACTCTTAAACGCGGAGTTCCTAGAAATTTCGCATATAAGACACAACTTATCGCTCTGCTTGTTCAGGCTCTAAGAAGTTTGGGAGAGCAGAATGTTGATGAGGAAAAGTTGAGTCAAATACGATACTTGATCGAGCAGGAAAAGGATGTAGCCGCTCTAACAGATGATATAGCTATGATGCCCGAATGGATGAGAAGAGTTGTCAAGCCGATGATCGAAAGTCAAGAATGAAAAAACTCTGGATTAAGAATACAGCTGAAGATAAAATCGCAATGCTTCAGCAAGCGGAGTCTGTTCATACAGGAATCAATCAATCCGCAATAGAGAAAGACTGGTGGGTAACTGTAACTTTGTTTGCGTTATCGAAATGTTCTTGTGTTCCATACCTCACATTTAAGGGAGGAACTTCTCTCTCCAAAGGATTTAACTTGATAGATCGTTTTTCAGAAGACATCGATCTTGCTATCCATCATTCATTTTTTGGAGTAGAATCCACGACTAAAAGCCAAAAAGAAAAGCTACGCAAAGCATCACGAGCGTATGTTCACAACACATTATCCAAACAGCTGGATGATGCGCTTAGGAAGATGGGGGTGACAGGATATCGCATTGAAAATGTGACCTACATACAAACTCAAGATGGAACATCCAAACTCATTGACAGTGATAAAGACCCTACTGTCATACACTTGCTCTATGACAGTGTGGTTCAAGATATCATCACTTATATTCCTCCTCGTGTGAAGATTGAAGTAAGTTGTCTTTCAATGGATGAACCTACAGAAGAAAGAAATATCCATTCTCTGATTTCTGAAGTTTTCTCTGAAGAAGATGAGATTGGTATCGGCTTTCGAACAGTACTTCCTACACGAACTTTTCTTGAGAAAATCTTTCTTTTGGCAGAGGAGTTTCAAAAGGATAATCCAAGGTGTTTGCGGATGAGTCGTCACTTATATGACCTTGAGCGTTTAATGGATAGCACGTATGGATTAGAAGCATTGGGCAACAGACAACTCTATGACACTATAGTGGAACATCGACGGACTTATTATGCCCTCAAATATGTGGATTACAACCAGCATGCTCCTAGGTTTATAAAAATAATTCCTCCCCAAAGTGTTATACAAGATTGGGCTGAAGATTATGCCAATATGCAGGAACACTTTATTTATGGCGGATCTTTACCTTTTAAACGATTAATCGAGCGAATAGAAGAACTGCAAGCACGAATTAGAAAGATGGAATAACACCTCCATGGAAAAACGATGTGGCGTCAGTAATGAAAGAATAGACTCTTTCACTGCTGACGCTTTTATATTCCTCAACAAACTATTTCCACTTTGGTTTTATTCCGATCTGCTTTGAGACTTGTGTTTCCTCATTAGTCAAAATATGCTTATCAGACCGAATATACACGCTTTGAGGTGGATGCAAAGTGCTTTCAATCTTTGAGTTTTGAATAGTCGCATTCTCTGTTTTTTCTGTGTTTTCCACTTCCTTTTGAATGTCTTCTTTCTCCTCTTCCTCTGGAGGAGAAAGCGTGAGGGCAATCTTTCTATCCAGCTCGGCTGCCTCCCCTTTGAGCGCACGTAGTTCCTCCTCCTTCTTCCACGAGCTGTTGGCAATGGCGGTGTAGACCTCCTTATTTGCTGAAACCTTTGCTATCTCCTTCTCGTGAGATTCGATCACCTTGGGAATGCGCTCTAACGCATTGAAGAAGTTCAGACAAGCCAGCTTAGGATCATTTGCCAGCTTGCCGTTATTGTAGGTGTAGTAAATACTACCCTCGCCCTTCACGAAGAAGCGGTTCACCGATAGGTCAAATAAGTTCTGAGAGGAACTTTCCGTCTTGACCATAACAGAGAAGCTATAAAGCTCTCCAATCTTGTTGTACTCACCATTGGTACGAGCCTTTTCCTCTATCTCTTGAAGACGATGAGCAATGACTTTGATGTCAGAACAACCCTCTACACCTTTAATTGAAAGTCGATTGATTGGGTTGCCTTCAGCATCTCGTTCCACTCGTTGCTCAAAGCAAGCGAGGTCTTTCTTCGCCTCTTGTATCTTGCCCGTGTGGTAAGAGAGTGAATGGTCAATCTCAGCCAACTTACCTATAGCCCCATTTCGTTCACGTAGGAAGTTCTTGCGTTCTGACTCTAATGCGGTAATCTTCTTATCTAGCTTTGCCTTTTCCAAAAGGTCTGTATTGCCCGATAGCACAGCTACATACTCTGAGAAGTTCATGCCACTGTCTTCATCCATTGAGCCTTCATCAATGGTACGCATACCGAGTTGATTGCTCTTCAATTGATTGATGAAAAGCTGCTTGTTGTGTAGCAGGTTGAACTTATAGCTGTCCAACGAACGCTCCACTGCATATATAATCACATCAACCTTGTTGTCGGCAAACTCCTTGGCAACCAAATTGCCTTTTCGGATAGCTCGACCGTTGCGTTGCTCTAAGTCTGACGGTCTCCAAGGGGTATCAAGATGATGTATAGCCACAGCTCGTTGCTGGGCATTGACACCCGTGCCCAACATAGATGTAGAGCCGAAGATGATACGTATATCGCCCCTATTCATCGCTTCTACCATCGCTTTCTTCGCTTTCTCATTCTTGCACTCCTGGATGAACCGAATCTCGTGAGATGGGATGTGATACTCCTCTACCAACTTACGCTTAATCTCCGAGTAAACGTTCCACTCGCCTGACTTGTAAGTACCCAAGTCGCTGAAGACAAACTGTGTCCCCTTCTGCTCGTTATACTTCTGATAGTAGTTATTGAGGAGCTTGGCACAGTGGCTGGCTTTGTTGTCTATATGATCCGAAAACTTTTCTAGGTCTATCATTCGCATATCCAAGCTCATCTTGCGGGCATAGTCCGTTGCGATCAGCATCTTGGCTTTCTCCTCCTTTTCCGATAGCTCCTCTCGTCCTAAAAGGGTTGCATCCCCTGTCTTGGCGAACTCCATCAACTTGCCGATAAACTCTTCTTGCTCGGGTGTGGGCGGTATGTTATGCAATATCTCGTTCTTTTCCGGACGGTCAATGCCGATATCCTTAGCGGTACGATAGTCACAAATCTCCGCATAGAAGGCTGCCAGCTCCGGCACTTTGATAAAAGTCCTGAAGCGTTCCTTCTGTATGATGTCATTGGTGATGGAGAATTCGTAGTCGGTAGACTTCTTCGCAAAGACCGCAGCCCAAGCATCAAAGCTATTGATGCCTTGCTTTTCGAGTGCTTGAGGACGTAGGTACTTGAAGAGCAGATAGAGCTCTGTGAGTGAGTTGCTGATGGTCGTGCCACTGAGAAAAGTAGCTCCTAAGTCTTTCCCCGACCGCTCCTGAATGGTACGTATGGCAAAGAGCATATTGAGTGCACGCTGTGACCCCTCTGGATTACCTAAGCCAGAGACTCGGTCGTGACGGGTGTTGAACATCAAGTTCTTAAACTGATGACTCTCGTCCACAAAGAGGTGATCGATGCCCATCATTTTGAAGTCCACAGCATCATCCTTACGCTCGGCAATACTATCTTGAATGCCTTGAAGTTTGGCTTCGAGGGTCTGCTTTCGCTTCTCCAAACCCTTGAGCATAGCTCGGGAAATGTCTGCACCTTGCTGACGAAGGACTTCTAGGTTTTCCTCTATAGAGTCTTTCTCTTTTTGCAAGATTGCCTCCTGTATCTCTAGAGCTTGAGGTATCATCCCAAACTGCTCATGGGTCAATATGATGCAATCCCAATCGTTGTTCTTAATGTCGTTAAAGATACGTTGGCGGTTTTGCTTATTGAAGTCGTTCTTGCCCGGATAAAGGACTCTAGCATTGGGGTAAGCCTTTCTAAAAGTGTCGGCGATGTCGAAGACATTTGCCTTTAGTCCGATAATCATCGGCTTGTTTGCTAAGCCCAAGCGTTTCATCTCATAGGCAGCTGTACACATGATGAGGGTCTTACCAGCCCCTACCTCATGGTCACAAATACCCCCGCCATTGGTTTTGAGCATCCAGACGGCATCCTTCTGACTCTTATAGAGGTCAGAGATACCTAGTCCTTTCAGATTTAGATCGGGAAAGGATTGATGCGCACCGTCAAAGTTGGGACGCACGAAGCAGTTGAATAGCTTATTATATCTGTCGGATAGTTGTTGCTTAAAGCTCTCTGGCGTTCTATCTAGCCAATCTACAAAGCCCTGACGTATCTCCTCTATCTTAGCATTAGCCATCTGTATCGCATGTCCATCACGCACTTTGATTGTTTTCGTCTCGCCTGTCTCTAGATCTCGTACCTCTTTGTTTTTATTGATATCGGGGATGGTATTGTGCAAAGCATGCTTTAAGAGATTAAGCCCATCATAGCGTCTGAACTCTCCCTGCACAGCATACTTATGCCAAATGTTTCCATTGCGTCTATCACATTGCAAAACATATTCATCCATCGTACTCTGATAGGTGATGGAGATCTCCGTCTCAAAGAATTCTGAGGCAAAAGCACTATAGACTTTAGCTGGTATCCACCGCTCCCCAAGGTTGAAGTCAAGCTCAGCAAAGGGTATCGGTGTAGGTGTGGCAGCCCGTAGGGCAGCTAAGCTTTGCTGTGCTTCTTCATGATCGGGATGCTCTAGTAGCCACGACTCAATCTGATCGCTCTTCTCTATCACATTGCCTGAGATAAACTTGTCTGCCACCTCGTAACCATCTACTTCTGGGTTGTAGTAGATGCGTCCCTCTAGAGCTGAGACGATGTCACTCTCCTCCATCTCTGGGAGGAGCGAACTCATATAGTCTAGCTCCACAGAGCCATACTTATTCAGAGAAGAGACGAGAGCTTCCGTGGGGTCGGCAGCTACTGTCACCTCTGTAGTGGCAAAGGCGGTAGGATGGTCAAATATGTCTGCCTTGATGTATTTTCCCTTATCGGATCGCTCTAAGAAGAGTATCTCGACCCCAGTAGCGTCCATCTTGATGAGATCTGTATTGCTCTTCTGATTGAGATACCCCCAGCGACTGACGAAATCGTCATAGAGGCGATTGAGCTTTATACGCTCCTCGCTATCCTCACATCTATTGTTCGCTTCGTAGTCGTATAGCCGATGATAACTCTCTCGGATCTCGATGTACGCTTTGAGCTTGGTTAGGCGCTCATAGGGTAAGTCCATCGGATGAAAGGTGGGCTGTCGCTTCAGATTGGAGAGATACCCCACTTGTCCATTTTGTAGCACGATCGACCCATCTCGTAGATGCGAGTCGGGCAAAGAGAGGAATGGACGAGGTGAAGCATCAAATGACTTCTTAACCTCTGTAACTGGCTGTACTTCTCTCTCCACTTCTGTAAAGTCAAAAAGAGATGGCTGCTCGATTGAGGAGAGCTTAGTACTTCTCCTTGCTCTTGGACGCTTTACTGAGCTTTGCTTGGGCTTAGAGGCTGTCTGTTGCTTATTGACCTCTTTGATCTCCTTGTTAACACGAGCGACCTCCTGCGTCCAGAGTTCATACTCTTCGGGAGCAAACAAATAACCGGCCTTTTCCAGCCCGACATCAGTTGTATCCATCACGGGATGATGGTCGTCATCAAAGTAGACCATCTGTCCGCCCATCTCTCGTGGGGCTTCTAGGTCTGTACGTATATCCGCTTCGTACTGATGCTGTAGCGTTAGAGCTGGCACTCCTTCGGGTGCTGGTTCTAACATTGAAGAGGCTTGCTCCTGCTGGATGGGTTCTACCACTTCATTCTTTTCAATGGAGTTGATGGAAGTTCCCTCTGAAAAGGACTCCTCCACGACCTCTTCAGCTTGGTCTTCTGTTTGTGCTACCTCTGTAACAACAGTGGGAGCTTCTACAACCGACTCTTTGCTATACCGTCCTTGGACAAGCTCTTCTAGCTCGGCTATCTCATGCAGTGCTGTAGGAGAAAAGTGAAGGTCGCGTTCAATCCCCAAGCCATGTATCTTGACCTCTCTCATTTCGTCCAAGGAGATATAACCGAGCTCCCAACCGTAACCCATGGTAACAGCTCCGAACCCAAGACGTTCTTCTGGGTTGTACTCTAAGAGGTAGGCTGTGTAGGCTCCCAGCGGGAAGAAATATCGAACATAAGCTGTGCGGTCGCCAATGAGTTGCTTCTCGGTGTCATATAGCTTGGGGAGTTGACTCTTGATGCTATCAGGCATTAGATCATAAGCGTTGTCTGTTTCTTGCTCTTTGTCTACTTTAGGCTCCACCCCAGGCAATCCGACCGTTACGCCCAGCTTACGCAATTGCTTCTCGGCTTCATTCTGTCGCTCTTCTTCGCTCATCGCTATTCCCGTCTCATAGAGTTTGCGGTCAAAACGTGCTGCTACATCTTGCGTGAGCTGTATTCGGAGACTCTCAGCCAGTTCCTCCATAGTTCCCTCAAAGCGATATTTCCAAGTTGGCTTGCCGTAAGGGTCTCTTCCCAGCTCACGACTGGTGGCTATGGTGCGAGGTGCCACATCATCCCACGAGCCCTCGAAAAGCGAGTTGTGGTTGAACGCCATAGAAAATCCATCCCCCTTGGGCACGGCGACTGTCTGAACAAACTGCTTCTCCAGCTCCTCGCCAATCTCCTTGCTCGACTGCTTTTGCAAGACAATCAAGTCGCTTCCTACTTCAGTTCCTGCCTGCTCGCTGAACATACCTGAAGGCAGACGGATAGCAGAGAGGAGTCGGCTGTTTTGCATCAGATAGCGTCTGATTGGCTCATTTAGTGCTGCATCGAGTACACCTTGTGAAGTGATAAATGCAACGAGACCTCCCTCTCTAGTGCAGTCCAAGCCCTTTACGAAGAAATAATTATGAATGGCTCGTGTTGACTCCTTTTTGAAAAGATCATTCCCCCTACTATACTCACGGTCATAGACCATAAAGTCTCCAAAGGGGATATTGCTGGTTACGAGGTCATACTTCTCCGTCTCTTCTAAGGGTGCTATCGCTTCAAAGGGTTCATTTCGCACGAAGATGTTGCCTTCGCCATAGGGGTGCAACGCCTGACTGATGCGAGCCGTGAGCAGATCTTTCTCCAAGGCATCAACAAGGCCCACCTGCTTGGCAAATGTTTCGGCAAAAGCCCCCATCCCCGAGGAGGGGTCAAGGCACCGTTTGAGCGTCACACCACTTGTTGCTAGAGCATCTGAAATAGCAGATACGATACGTCTATCTGTATAAAATGATGTGAGCACACTAGCCTTGATGCTCTCCCAGTACCGCTTGGCTGTGTGAGCATCGACCGCTTCCCGATAGATCATCTGCTTGAGCTGCTGTGTCGGAGCAAAAAGCTCTTGCTCCGACTTACTCCAATAGCGAATGTCCGCTGGCGTGTCTGTGCGGTTCAATACGCACTTCAGACCTCCGAAGCCTTGGTAGCCACGCAAGATGCGTTTCTCTGCTTCGGTAGCCAGGCGATGCTCTTTTTCTAGTCGTAGCACCACACGGATTGCTTCTGCATTCGCTGCCAAAACTGCTTTCTTGTTGTATGCCATAGAGGTACTCTGTTTGTTGATGATAGTTGTTAGCCATGGAGGGAGGAGGTCAATCCCACGAAATGGATTGAGGATACCTTCCACAAGAATGGAATTACGATTACTTGATGTCTTTGTTCTTCACGTGAATTGGTAGAGTCTAGTCTGTGTGAAATGTTGCCCCCCCCGTCACTCGACAGTTTCATCCGTATGGGAAAAGTTTCCCATAGGCTTGGCACTGGAGTTTCTTCCCTATGAAACTGCAGTTTCTCCTAGATGAAACTAGAGTTTCCTCCGTATGAAACTGTAGTGCCAACCCCTATTGGCACTCGAGTTTCTCCCCTATGGAACTACAGTGCCAAGGCGTATTGGCACTGCATCTCTCCCCTAAGAAACTACAAAGGCTATCCAAGTGGCTTCCTATTAACTACGATAAATAAGTGGGGAGTGTCGTGAGAGATAGTTGTGGCACTGAGCAAAGTCGCTAGTGCGGGGCATTACTTCTTTCTCTTTTGCTCGAATTCAAATTTGGTAGAACTATCCTCTTGTAGAACCAATCGGGCATTGAACTTCTTACCTGCCTTGCTCGTCAAACCTTTTAAGATGGGTGTACGTCCCTTGGTTATGAGGTCTAGGATATTCTCTTCAGAGAGATACGTACCACATACTTCACGGAATATGTGGAAATCACAATCATCATTCTTGCATCTTGCCACCTTGGCATAGATCCCCACACTCTCACGACCACACTTAGGGCAGTGATATGTAGGGTACCTTTGCTGTCTAGGTGCAGGTGCGAGCGAGAGCAACTCCTCGCAGATGGTAGAGACGTAGGAGTTGATGCCTTGTGCGAACTTACCAGCATCCATACTTCCTGCCTCAATTGCTGCTAGTGCCACCTCCCACGCTCCTGTCATCTCAGCATTGGCAATGCGTTTGTCTTTAACGATTTCATAGACGGCTAATCCTTTCTCCGTTGGGACTATGCTCTTCTTCTCCCTACGGATATAGTCACGCAGGATGAGTGTTTCAATGATGTTGGCTCGTGTGGCAGGCGTGCCTATGCCACACTCTGCCAAAGCCTTTTTACTTGCAACATCCTCTACCTCCTTGCCTGCATGCTCCATAGCAGAGAGCAGGGTTGCTTCTGTATAGAGTGGCTTAGGCTTGCTCTTTTGCTCGATTATGTCTGCTTGTTGCAGGGGTAAAGTTTGCCCCTCAGTCAAGTTGGGCAATGAGGACAAAATAGGCTCGTCCTCCTCGCTCTCTTTATGCTCTTGAGAAGTGGTACTCTGTACTGATTTCCAACCCAAAGAGACTTGACGGCACGCTTTCCAGACATAGCTGTTGGTCTCGTCCTTGAGGACTACCTGCATACGCTCCTCTTCTGAGTTTGCCGAGAAGGCTTCTACGAAGCGGGTAACGACCATTTGATAAAGCGTGGTCTCATCTACCGACAATGCCGATGCGGTTTCTCCCGTGGGGATAATGGCATGGTGGTCGGTAACTTTGCTGTCATCTACGGAGTGGCGATTCAGCTCTTGGGGTAATGGT